CTCCCACCGACAGCTGCGGTCAGCTGAAATTCATAGTGGATACCGACATTGGCGGTAGACAGCGCCGGCAGGTTAATAACATTGTCTGCCGTTCCGTCTATCAGGAAAAGGGTCCCTGACTGAGCCGCCGTTAGCGTGCCAGTCAACGTGGTGGCGGCATTCCAGTCAGTATTGACCGCCGTCCTGGAGCGGACTGGCCCGTTAAACGTTGTATTGCCCATGATTTATTTCCCCCTACGAGAGATTAGTTGCATCACACCGTCTTCGTAAGCGTCAGCCGTGACTGTCGGTGTGAATAATTTTTCACGGTCTTATGATTTTAAGGTACCTGCCAAAAAAAGAGAAGCACAAAAAAAGGGGCCAAGAGGCCCCTTTTTTACACCGTCATGGTTATTACGCGCCTTGCGACCCGTAAATGCCGCGCCAGTCAGAGAAGCCAAACGAGTAACGCTCACGCGCTTTATATCGAATGTTTCCTGTGCTGAAGTCGGGTTCCATGTTGGTTTCCATCGAAGTCCGCTGGAACATCTTCAAGCCCTCGCCACCTTCGGTGACGGAGGTGAGCAGGAAGAAGGCATCAGGGTCAGCCAAATAATGGTTGACCGTGTAACCACTAGGCAATACGCCCGTGTTCTTGATCGCGTTAACATCATTGTCGGCAGTACCAGAACGCAACGTTGAGTTCAGGATACGGTCGGCAACAAACACCAACTGCGGGGGTACAACCAACTTGGTGGCCTGGACAGAGATTGTGAGACCCTTGTCGTCGGTGAATGTGCTGATATCAATCAGCGCATCTTCCAAAGATGTCTCGTTCAAGTCAGACATCGTGGTTGCGCGGTTAGCCGCAGTTCCGCCACCCGCCAAGGGATGAGCGGTGTTAATCAGAGACACACCGTCCCCACCAGTGTAACTGCTACTAAATGCGTTATTTAGCACGTCAGAGCCCTTGACCTCTTTGGTGTTAGCCATTGAGCGAGCTAGGCTTTTCACATAGCGCTTTCCAAGTGAGTCGTATAGCTGGTCCTCGACGGCCTCATCAGTCAGCGCGAATGCCAGAGCAATCGTGTCGTGGGTGTACCGTGCCGAGTAGGACTCTGAAGCATTGTCAAAAACAACACTCTGGCCCTCCGTCTTAGTTGGTGCTGCACCGAAACCGGTAATCAGAACCTCCTCCTCAAAGGCGCGTTGAGAATCTTCGATCGCAAAAATCTCTTCATACTCCTTCTCGTAGCTGTCGTAAGACATGCCAAAGAGGCTGTTTAAACCAGGCTCCAGCTCTTTAGCTAGCTGTGCTCTTGAAATAGCCATTCTTCAATCTCCTTATGCTAATCCAGCGCCTTTGATGCCGAATACGTGATTTTCAATTACGACCAGCACATTAGTATTTGCGGCCGAGACATCCGAGTTTGATGGGTCCTGAGATATGTCGATTGCTTTTACGGACAAAGTGAGCGCGGTGCCACCATCCGTAACCTGCAATTCGGCGCCAGAGATACCGGTCAGGGTAGATCCAGCTGTCGTGTAGACAATATCAAAGTTGCCAAACAAATCTGCGATGGGGAAAGCAATATTTGCTTGAATCTCAAACACAACCATAGGGTCATCAATAACAAACGCAATGATGTCCGAAGCGGCGGTGCTGGCCGGATAATAGTTGCTGTACACTTGCTCACTGGTAGTGGGGTCTGTGTATTGACAACCGTTAAACACGCCCACGATAGGCACTGTGCCTGCGTCTGCGTGTAGTGCTATGTGCCCACCGGTGACCTGAGTGACCATATCGCCTTGAAAGATGGCAGTGTCATAACTGCTCGCAATACGATATCGACTCTGGCCGCCCGAGTAAGGTGCCCCACCAATCATCCTGACTGGCTTCATTCCAAATGCAGCGGCGTTACTCGCCATTTTTTGAATCCCTTATCTACGTCCGAAAGTTACCTGGGTGTCTCTCTTTGGGTCATACTTCACGTAACGACTGTCTTTCTGAGCATCCCCGAACATATTATTGTCCAGGGCGTCTTTCGCGGCCTGAGTTTTACCATCGTAATACTGCTGCCGCTCAGATATCGTCTCGTTTGGCATCTTGGCCAAAAGGAGGCCCTCATTATAAATGACGCCCTGGTGCCGGCCATTATCCATTGTCGGTAGGCTTTCGGCCCACTCTGGAGGCAGATCAGAGCCTTTGACCAGCTCCCATCCTTCTCTAATGCGGCGAGAGACATTGCTTCTGTCCTCCGCTCCCAACATGGACTCCCTAATCCACCGATAGGTATAACCTGGTGGTGGCTCGGGCGCTTCCAGCTTCCTCACAGGTCGCCAAGGTGTACGTCGAGTCTGATTATCGTGCGCTTGACTTTCACGCGATGCGCGGCTTTTAGCTTCCGTCATGTCACTTTTCCTCTCTTGCGGCAATCTTCTGTTTCTCTTTTGCCACATGACGCAACCACGTTTCCATAGTCATGTTATGCGGCTTCAAGCCCTTGAGGCGTTCCACTTCCGAGTTGCTAAAAGTAACCCCGCTCCTACTGTTTTCTCGTGTTTGTTGCCGCCCACCTTGACTGGTGGAGGAAGAGACTCTTTGCACGGCGGGTCTGCTTCCACTTTGTACGACGGTGCCATCGCCTGAACCACCAGCATTGGCCAGCGTAGGATATACCTTCCCAACGCGAGAGTCCAATTCACTGTAGTAATCATCACTGTCGGGCTCAAAGCCCTCATTAATCAGATTGAAGTGGGTGAAATAGGCAAATTGGGTCGCCTGCGTGTGCTCCGAGTTTTCGCTGTTACCGTACCAAGAATTCCGCTCGTGCCAGGTCAAAGCCTCTTCGGTTGGTGCAACCTCAGCCGGTTGTGCAGGCTGATTCGCTTGCTCGTTATACGCCTGATACTGTCCCTGGTCCTGAGTTTGTGCATCAACCACCTGCTGCCGTGCCGTCTGAACACGCAGCCGCTCTTTTTGTATAGCTATATCGTTTTTGAGCGTGGTGGCTTTAGACATAAGGTCCGGGTCACCGCTGGCGACCGCCTTCTTGTAAACGTCGTCAACCTGAGATTCTTTCGCGTGAATTGTCTCGGTTTCTTTAGCCAAAACCGTCTGCTCTTGCTGAGCAGTGTAAGCGCGATATTGTTGCAGCTCATTCTCTTTGGCTAGGGCAATCTGCTCCAGTTGCGCTGCACGATCCTCTGCCGCCTTATTTTTGGCATTGAGCTTGTTAATTCGTTTACTGACGCTTTTGGTGTAGTTCTCAAGCTCATCGTCGCCAGACTTTGCCTCCCCCTCCGGGGGATCTTCAACAATCTTAATTTGGATGTCTTCATCGTCGTCTTGCAATTCTGCTTGCTGCGCATTCTCAATCATCGGAAGCTCACTATGTCGTCGGGGTCGGGAATCGTGCCAATAACTTCGTCATCGTTGATTATTCGTACCTCTGCGCCATCCTCCAGCTTGAACCTGGCGCCAGAATATCGACCAATAAGGACCCAGTCCTTCTCAAAGCACCACGGCGTATCGCCGTATTTTGCTTTGTCGGCATAACACAAGGGACCCATTTTGACGACATAAGCAACGACTGTCGCGAGGGCCTCTCGCTCCAGCGTCGGCTTGGTCAAAGCAATGCCGCCTTTTGTCTTGACTTGGCCCGCATAGGGCAACACGAGCATGCGCCAACCCGTAGGCGACGGCATTCGTTCAATCAAAGACAAGCCTAGCAACCGGGGATCTAGCGTGCGGCCATCCCCCTCCACATAGGCGCTATCAATGCTGCTCAAAATTTGCTCTCCTTGAAATATTCTTTGATGGTCATTTCTATTAATATTAACACCTCTAGCTGACCCTGCAAAGATTTGTAATGTTCAATATCTTTGAGCATACCATCCATCATCACGTCACGAATTTGATCCCTGCGCCCAGCGATAGTACGTTTTAGCGTATCCGCCAGGTTCAGTTCATCCACCCTCAGACCTTCTCGTGATAATACAAGCCTTTCGTTGCTGCCCCTGTTCCCCTGGTTTTCATTCGCTTGACCTCACCGCCCAGCTTCATGCCCTTGGCGGTTCTCATGGCAATAGCCACTGCCTGCGACTGAGGCTTGCCCTCAGACTTTAGCTTTTTGATGTTCCTACCAACTGCTTTTTTACCTTTGGCTAACGGCATTACTTCTTACTCCTAGATTTTCCTGCAGACTTTCTCTTTGCTGCAAATTTTCCCTTCTTAGGGACATACGCTTCATTTACACCAGGGGTCGTTGGATCATCGGCCACAAAATGGCCCGCTTCAGTCCTGGCCCTCTCCATTTTGGTAGCAATACCGGCAACGCGGTCACTTTTTGACGCACGCCAGACCCTGCTCGCCTCAACTTTTGCGTCAGCAGCCGCGTCCGCCTGGACCCGGATCAATGCCTCGGCCTTGCGCTCCAGCTTTTTCAGGTGCCGAAGCTCTTTTTGAGCTTCTAAAATGTAATTTGTAGTCATCTTAATCCTCCAAATTTGGCTCTCATTTCGGCCAGCTTCAGGCTGGCTTGCTGATCCAGTCGGCGGTCAGCAATGCCCAACTTACCGTCAGCGACCTCTTTAGTGGTGTCTATACGCTGCTGAGCAATAGCCGCATCCTGCAGGCTCTCGTCCTGCCTCGCGCCCTGCTTCAGATCAAACTGCTCAGCATCCTGGTCGATCTCTTTATTCCTCAGCTCTAGTTCCCGCTGCCGAATGGCGACCAAAGGATCTGCCTCCGACCCTGTATCCAGCGACGCCAAAAGATCCTGGGTAAGCTGCGCCATAATCGGAGCGCTGTATCCTTCCCGCATCATCTGAATATCTGCCTGCATAGCAGCCATCTGCTCTGGAGGCATCTCACCTGACTGGCCCTGCTGCTGCATCTGCTGCATCTGCTGCTGGACCTCTGGCGGTATTTGCTCCTGAGCAGCCGCGTCAGCCA